ATATTGCGCCTCCAGTAGATCATAAAGTAAGAAAGTTAAAAGCAATTATTGAAGCAGGTAAATATGAAAGCAATATTCCTCCTTCAGTAGAAGCAGCTATAAACGCGCTTGCCATAGCCAACATACCAGCGGACAGACTACAAAGAAAAATAGAAAACCTAGCAGATGCATCACGAGAAGACTTAAGTGCTTGGACAAGAATAGCGCTTTTCTTAGGGTGGTCAAGCTGGGAGCTAGGAATCGAAGACTAATAAATTTAATCATGAAAAATATAAGTAATCATATATCATATAAAGAGGGAACTCATTCTAATACAGCAACAAGACGAAACATAGATAATATTCCAGATGATTATCAATTAGCAAATATGGAAGCTATCGCTGCTAATATATTTGAACCGTTACGTGAATGGGTTAATGGACCAATAAAAATTAATTCATTTTTTAGATCACCTGATTTAAATACAGCTATTGGTGGAAGTTCAAAATCACAACACTGCGAAGGTAGAGCTATAGATATTGACGATACATTTGGGCATAAAACAAATGCAGAAATGTATAATTATATAAAAGAAAACCTAAACTTTGATCAGTTAATTTGGGAATTTGGTAATGATACAAACCCAGATTGGGTGCATGTAAGTTATGTATCAGATGATCAAAATAGAAATCGTTGTTTAAAAGCAGAAAGAGTAAATGGAAAAGCAGTGTATAGCATTATCTAAAAGACTTTTATTAGCTTTACTTGTTTTAACATTTGTTTCATGTTATACAGTTAAAAGCACTGTAATAGATTATTTAGCAGAAAAATCTCCTTCAAAATATTGGATTGAGCAACAAAGAATAAAAGATAGTATACAAAAAAAGGGACACATTTCTGCGTCCCCTAAAATAATTAATATGAAAAAAAACTAATTATGAACCCTCTTCTGAGTGTTTTTCTTTTTCTTTTTTCAAGTTATCTTCCTTCAATTTATCTACCGCTTCTTGATAGTCAGGCATTCTTTTTATAGTTTCTAAAATACCTATTTGCATATTTTGTGTTCTTATAAGTTCTCTTATCAACGTATCTACTGTTTCTTCTAAACGCAAAACGTTTTTTGCCATTAATATTAATTTACTTTCCTTCATTTACTTTATAAAACATTACAACTACTATTCTTTGATTTATATATTCATTAGGATATTTACTGTGAAAATAATTACACGGGTAAGACAGTAACCTATTGTCTTTATATCCTATTACAGAATTTAATTTCCATTTTGATTTATCGTTTGCGTCTTCTAATAGCATGCGATTAAACTCTTCGTTATCTGATTTAATATATGCGTGCCCATATTCTTTATGCTCCCAAAAAGCTGTTCCGTTTAATTTATCTTCATTTGCTTTTACAAACAATACAACAGCTCTATCAGGTTGTTGCCCTTCAATTATAGTGTCGTTATGTATGCGCCAATCATTATCTTGGTTTTCTTTTGCTTCTCTTGCAAACGCTAATATATTATTTATTTTTTTATTTTCTAATTTTTCTAATTCTCTAATCATATAATGTTCAAACTCCTGAGGCAATTCTTTAACCCAAAAAGATTTATCTGGATATTTAATTTCTGTAAATTTATTACAAAAGTTAATTAGTTCATTATAAAGATTCAACGGTAAAAAATTATCTTTTATATATATCATTACTCATACGTTATACATGTAGTTGTGACTTGAACTATCTGCGTGCAAATACCATTTTCACATTTATTTAATAATTCTTCATCTTGTAAATCATAATCTACACATCTATCCTCTTCTTTACTGCACGACGCCGCTGTTATAAATAACAATATAATAAAAAAACACATAATGTAGTCTATAAACTTCATCTTTCGTTTCTTAATAATATTTTACCACTATATTCGTCTAAAGTTTTTATAAGCCTATATATTTTTCTTGATTGTACTTTTACTGCTTCCACTTCAGTTTTACTTGACTCCATACCTAAATTACAATATAAGTCAGCATCTATTTCAAGAAGTGTGTCAATCTTTTTTTTTGTAGACCACGATTTGAATGCTGCTATCTTTTCTATATCATCTATTGTATATGCCATTACTAACTGTTTGAATCTCAGATACATTAAAGTTACGAATTTTTTCTAACTCTTGTTTAGTTTTATAATATTTTTCTTTAAGCATAATATGGTTCATAAAAAGCTCTCTGTACCTTTCTTCTATTGTCATATTTGCATGAGGATTAGCAAAATCATATCTTTCTTTCAATTGTAATCTTGCTTTATTATAAATAGAAAGATATATGTGTTCTCCCCAATCTTTAAAGTTTTTAAATATTTTAAGACCGTGTAGTACTGAAGCGTGGTCTTTATCAAGCACTGCTCCTATATCATTTAAAGAATATGGTGTAAGATCTCTACATAATCTAAAAAACACTGCTCTTTGGTATACGTTATGACGTTGCCTATTTTTTTTACTAAAGTCATTATTAAATAAGTCTATTAATAAGTTTTTAATTTGATTTAATTCCATATTATTTTTTATATACTGTTAAACAAAAATCTACTAAAGGTAAATACAATACATGATCATCATATCCTTTCATTTTATAACTTCTTATACCAAATAATATTCCTGGATAATACCCTATATGTATTTCCCAGTGTACGTTATTTTTGCTTTGCTTTACCACCACTTTAATTTTTTAAATATTTTTTTTAGTATAGTGCTAAACGACATAGACTTTTTTGTTTTACACCCTTTTGATTGCCTGTATCCATTTTCAAAAAATCTTTTTATGCCTTTTTCTATTTTCATCTTCCTTGTCCTCTATATTTTTTTTTATAATATTTACTAGACTTTAACCCGCTTGTTTTTGTTTTAGCGTGTACTCCTGGTCTACGCTTTTTAGGTTTTTCAATATATGTATATGTAATATTTCTTCTAGCCATATATCTTTATATTATGTTTATTATGAATAGCTTCTAACTCTTTCCATTTTAAATAACCTCTGCTTTCCATTGCCCAGTTTATATATTTATTTATTTGTCTTTCTTTATACTTTTGTCTTGCAATTGCTTTTGAGACTCTAATATTAGCTTCACTGTTTTGTCGCATTCTTTTTGGTTTTGGGGCTTGTAAAGTACAATACCCGGAATTTGTTCTGTTATAAGTTTTTTAAACAATTTCCACCGCATAGAAAACGTTTCATTAGCTCTACCCTTACATTCTATTATAAAACCTTCACCTTCAAAATCTGGTGTATATTTAATGGGTTGAATACTTTTAAAACCTCTATTTTTAAATTCACCTTTTGCGTTTGCTGTTCTTTCATAGCTTTCGCTATTGAAGTAAAATCCTGGAATTAAAACAAAAGTTCTTTTTTCATAATCAGCTTTGATGCCGTTTTGCTTTAATGCAATATACATATATTTTTCTAAACCTGAAGCAAAAGTAATCCCATCATGTGTAACTTTTTTAGATACTACAGGGCCGCGTTTTTTACTACGTCTTATCTTTCTCATTGTAGTCTTTAAGTAAAACTTCTTGAAGCTCAGTTGCTAAAACAGCTTTAAGCTTTTCAATATAGTTTACAGCGTCCATTAACTCTTCTTGTATATTATTAAGCCATTCATTAATAGATTTGCTGTCTTGATCTAATGTTACTTTATACTTACTATAGCCTACATCAGATCTTGATATAAACTTTTCAACTACCTTTTGTATGATAGGGTCTCTAAAATCGTATCCTCTTTTACTCATCTTTTACAAATGTTCCGTTAATCATTTTACCTTTTCTTGCTTTAATCTGATCATAAGCGTGTTCAATACAATCTTCTATGTTAACACCTAAATGCTCAGATAAGTTAGTTAAAACAACAACACAATCGCCTATAGCGTCCATAGTTTCTTGTTTGTCCTCTTTTAAAACAGCTTGAGATAATTCTCCTGTTTCTTCATATAGTTTTAACAATTGTGTTTTAATGTCCCCGTGCGTATAGATGTTTCTTTCTTTTGCCCATGCACGTATTCTATCAAAAATATTTCTTCCATTAGTTTGGAATAAAAATTCTTCATAGTATGCTTTATTATATATAAAACATTTTTCATTATTAAACATAGACTTTTTAGCATTAGCTAATATCCATGTTCTTGTTACTTCTGTGTTTTCAAACTGGCCTAACGTAGTTTCCCAAACCATTCCATCGTTTTCTAATAAAGCATCTGCTAAATGAACACGCGGGCATGGGAACGTAGTTGTTTGTTCTGTAACGTTTATTTTCATTTCTTTTTTTCTCATAAGTAATTGATTGTATGGAGTTATATCCACTTTGTATCCAAACTTTTTTTGTAGTTCTCTTTCTTTATCTGATATATAATTTATATCGTCAGAGCTAAGTAATATTTCATACTCACCTGATTTAAAACCTTGCACTTTAGTTACACGTTTTAATACATTGGTTGTAACACCAATTTTTTTACCAGGAATGTGATACAAATAATATTTCATACTGCAACTGGCGCTTTAATTTTTGGTCCTGGTTTATAATTTTTTAATGTAAGCTTTCCGCTTTGATATGTAAATTTTGCTCCATCTTTATAATCAGTGTTGTTCATATATTCTTTTACAGCATCAAAATGATTTAAATATATATGTGCATCTATAATAGATATATCAATATTTTTTGGAACTGTATTTGTTTCAGAAGCTACATATAATAATATTTTAGTAAATAAACAAACATCATACGGAACTCCTAAAAACATATCGCCGGATCTTTGAACTACAAACATACTTATCCTTCCATGGTTTACATAAAATTGAAAATATAAATAACATGGCGGTAATGCCATGTCTTGTATCATTGCAGGGTTCCATAAACTAATTATGTGTCGCCTGCCGTGCCTATCTTTATTTATTCCATCTATTAATTGTTTTAATTGGTCAATACCTTGCCCATTAAAATTTCTTAATTGATAGCCATAAACAGGCCCTAAATCTCCTTCAGGGGTTGCCCAGTTATCCCATATAGTTACATTATTGTCTTTGAATCTTTGAATATTTGTTTCGCCGTTCATAAACCATTCAAACTCTGTATCAAATATATTTTGACTCATATGCTTGCCATTTAAAATTGGAAAGTTATCGCCTTCTATTTTTTCTTGACCTAATTTTTTTTCTGCATTTATATTGATGTTTAATCTTTGATGAAATAAAGATTTAGTTCCTACACCTGTTCTATCTTCCCTATAGTTTCCATCTTTAACAATTTTTGTTATAAGTGCTCTATAATTTTTTTCGTAAATCATATTATTATTATCCTTTAGTTTTCGTATTAAGTTCGTATTTATTATAATAATAAACACTAGCTTTATAAATTTGTTTTTGTATTTCTCCTGGACCGTATGTTTCAGGAGATAAATTTGGTTTTTCTCCTTTTTTATATGGGCCTAAGTTAATTCCAACTTTCCACGACTTTCCGTTTTCTACACATACAGGGAATATTCTTATGTTATGTTTTACACAATAATTCCATGCGTCATTTTCAAAGCGTGTTGAACTATATGTTCCCATATTGAACTTTATATTGCGGTGAATTATGTATACTGGCACATACAAATATAATAAATCTACTCATTTTCCCAAGGTAATGGATTAATAATCTCTTCGTCTTCATTTATGTGTGGTATATATGAGCCGCTTTTAGGTTCCCAAGTAAAAAAACATTCAGCCCCATTTTCACCTAAGTTTTGAAATTTAACTTTTAATACTTTAACTTTTGTTGTTTTGTTTTCATAATCTCTATGTACTAATAATCCGTGATAACTTGCATCATACCATTCACCTCCACCTTTAATATTATACATAGTTGGCTCTTCAATTTTACCAGAACTATCTTTATACATTTTAGTAGGATGCGCTACTATAATTACTAATACATCATAGCGTTTTGCAAACTGCTCTATTTTTGTTAAATATTCTAAAGTATAAGTATTTACATCCATGCTATTAGCATTCGTATCTCTTATTTTATTGAAAGGGTCTATTACTAAACATTTAATTCCTTTACGCTTTACAAGCTCTGCACCTTTACGTAATACAGCTTCAAGTGATGGAACTTCTAAGTCTATGAAATAATAATTATTGTTTATATGGTTTGATATTTCTTGCCATCTTTCAGTACCAATATCATTATGCGAGGGCATACCGCCCCATATTTTACGCATTATTTTATGTGCATGTAAATAAGTTGGTGCATTTTCAGGTGAAGCAAAACCTATTTTCCAATCATACCCTATATTATAACCAATTACCATTTGATCAACGAAATCACTTTTACCGCTACTAGGTATACCAGTAACAGTAATAAACTGACCAGTGTAAGTGCTGAAGATATTATCAAAGTTATTAATGCCAATCTGAAATCCCGGCTTAAAACCGTTTTTAACAAAGTCTTGTAAATCATCTTCTAAATCTTTAAATGTTGTTACATTTTCTAAAGGTACAGGTAAAGCTTTTTCAATAATTGATTTAAGCTTTTCAGGGCTTTCTAATAATACATCATTAGCATCTTTATGTTCTTCATAATCAACAGTATAACAAACCTCAGAGCCTAATCTTCTTATTAATTCTTGTTTCAAAGCTATACCAGCTGCATCATTATCAACAGCTATTATAATTTTTTCTTTATCAGCAAAGTAATCTATACAATTATCTAAGTAATCTAAATTGTTTGTGTTTAGTGTAGCACCGTTCGGAACTGATATTACATTAGAAATACCGGCTTCGTGTATAGCACATACATCCATTTCGCCTTCAACTATAATACAAGAGTTGTAACCTATAATACTATTAATATTATAAAATATTTTTTCTGCGCCTTTATAAAGCTTAAAGTTTTTTCTTGCATCTCTATATTTAATATTGATAAGCTGATCACCTATCATATAATTAAACTTAATAGTATTTTCTTCTTTACCGGTTTGAGGCATGTATTCTGGCCCTTCTGATATATTTAAATCTTCAACTGTTTTTTTAGATATACCTCTTGATTCAAACCATTTAAGCACTTTGCTTTGTACCGGTTTGTGTGTTGTTGTGTCGTAAGTTGGTCTTTTGTATTCTATATCAGAACCACCTTTTCTTTGGTAAGTATGTAGTTGAAATGTTTTACTACAGTTGTGGCATGTGCCTAAACCTCTTTCCCAGTCTAAACTTGCACATTTCTTTTTTTTGTTTTCTGGCTTGCGCTGGTGAGAGCAGAGAGGACAAACACTCTCCGCTTTACCAACTTGTAGATTATACTGGTTAAATTTATCTACATAAAAACCATTAACCTCTACCGTATTGAACATAAAATGAATAAATAAATATTATGACTAACATTATTGTTTGTCAATTGTTATATCATAGCTGCTTCGTGCTGATTTCGTATTAGAACGGAAGATCATCATCTGTTGGTGCAGCAGCTGCCTGTGTTGCAGGCGCGGATTGAGGTTGTCCCTGCTGTTGTGCAGGAGGCATAGCCTCACCGTCCGTCCATACGACTTTTATATTTCCTAAATAAACTTTAGGTTCTTTAGCGTCGCGCTCTTCTTTTGATTGATCTACGGTAACTGAACCGTTATGACCAAACTGATCCATTTCGTTATTGATTGCAATAACAACTGGAATGTATTTACCCTTTTTACCATTATAGATTTTATCCTTTGGTATCTTGGTAACATCTAGGTTTCCTTTTAAAATTCCTGCCATATTATAATGTTTTGGTTATAAAATATTGGTTAGGGTCAAAATTTTCTGTTTCATAAAACAATTTATATATTTCTGAAGCTTCCTTTACTTTGCGTTGACCCGACTCGTAAAATTCAGTTGAGCATTCAAAAATACCTGTCTTTAATGTATTCTTATCAATTACTAAAAATATAAATTCGTAACCGAACATCGAGGAATATATATATGCTTGACTGTCATAATTATATTTTTTACATCTCGATTTGAATAAATTAATATCGCTCGTTGTTTTTAAATCAACAATAAGCTTATCATCGTGGTTTACAATATCAGCCTTGCATTTCCACCATAAATCCTCTAGCTGCATAATATTAGGAACTTCATATTCAATATTCATTCCCGCTATTAATTCGCCAAAGTATTTATTCTTTTCTATTTTTTCTACCATTCCTTCAATCTTATCTACTTCATGTTGAAGTAAACATATTTCACCCTCAGATAGTTCTTTATATTTTTTTGTATTTCGCGTACTAGACTCTATTATTTTAAAGTTTTTTAATTTATTAGGTTCAAGTATAGCTGTGTGAACATATCTACCAATCACAAAATTTATATGATTAGGTGTGGGATCTTTCAGTTTAGTAGGATCAGTTTGTAAAATAGAAATATGTGAGTTACTTAAAAACTCACGACCTATACCGTTATAGTATTGGTCGTCGTCTTCAAGCATTTTAAGAATTTTTTTTCTTTGCATTATAGTGTCATTTTAACATGATCTTCTGTTATTTGCTTTGGTCTTTTAAAGTCTTCTGACTCGTCTTCACCAAATGCACCTAACGCATAAAATCCTGTTAATTTAAGAGTAATTCTTGACATTGCTCTTTTTTCTGCCATTGCAAGAACATAACTTTGTCTACAATTCTTTTCATTGGCTTCACCATAAGTTTCTAATTTTCTATTATTCCATTCAGCACTTGCTTTTACCGCAGCTGAAACACCCGGAGTATATTCAATACAATCATATGTAATATCTATATCCGCTTGAGCTTGTATTTTATCAATACCTGCTCTTGTTATTATAGTCCAACCTTGTGGACTTCTAAAAGTATCTTCTTTATCAAGACCATACTTTTTATAAAGGTTATTTAATAATTCTGATTTAGTCATCTGTAAAACTCTTTGGTTTTTATATCAATACTTACTCGTGTCCGGCTCGGGCTACCCTAAGTAATCTACTACTTGTTCAGGCTCTACGTTTTTTATAAGCTTGTCTATTCCGTCTTTTTTTATTTGTGATACTCTTACGTATGACGCTGAACCTTTTATATCCAGCTTTTCTGATATTTCTTTTGCGCTCAGTTTGTCGCAGTCCAGCCCATAACTCATTCGCAATACGTTGTATTCTAAATCCGTTAAATGCATTCTCATCAGCCCCATTAAATATTGGTTTAAAATATTTATGTTGTATGTGGTTGAGCTGTCTGGAATTTGTAATAATATGTTTGCGTCTGTTGAAGTGTTTACGTCTAAGCTTACAAATATACTGTCGAAGAAAACTTTTACCATTTCTTTGTTGCTGCTGTTCTTTCTGATTTCGTTTAGCCTGTGTTCTGGTATGCGCATACTCCCCCTGTTGATGTCTATAGCCCTCCTTATCGAGCCCTTTATTCTTTTTTTTAAGAACCCTTTTACCATAAGCGGTTCTTCTCCCGGTTTCGCAGTCCCATAAACTTTGTCCCAATCTATTCTGTCTACGGCGTTTATCAAACCTATTGTACCTTCCTGTATTAGATCTAATATCGACATCACTCCCGATGCTTGATACGTCAGTACAAACTTCCATGCTACCGCTTCTACTAGTGGTCTTGCGCATAGTATTAAATCTTCTCGCGATGTTTCTGAATTGCAACATTCCTCAAATAGCTTTTCTGTTAACTCTTCTTTGTAACGTATGTAATTTTGTATGCTGTAATGTTTCATCGTTCAGTTCGCGCTTCTCATTTTTTAAAGACTCGCTCATATTTCTGAAGATAGTACGTGTAGTTACTTGTAGTTGAGTAGCTAAAGACTTAACGGTAATTTTTTTACCGACGTCATGCATGTATAGCATTGCTTCGTATATATCACTCTCGCTTGCTTGTTTCTTTCGGCCTAATACTTTTCCAACAAGCTTAAGCTTTTCAATTCTATTTAAACCACATCCTTCTTTAAATACAATTTTTCTTAATTTATTTTTAGGTGGTTTATCTAAATCTTGAGACCATACGTCGTCAACTATTGTTACTAACCTGTTCTCTTCTATTACGAATGTAACAAAACCATTTGATTTGTCCGTTATGTGCTTTCCTAATTTTAAAAACATGCTTTTGGTTATGTGATCATTTAAATACAGTAATACAAGCAAATGCCATTTTAAAGATTTATACGTTGTAATCTTTGCTTTACTTCTAAACAGTTCATAACATTCGTGTGTACCTTTATTATATAGTTTATAATAATTTGTTTCCTCATCTGGTTTATCAGATATTGGATCACGCCTGTAAACTATTCTGTTTTTTAGTAAGAACTCAAACTTTCGTTCGTGCGACATTAGCCTGTTACTATATTAATTATTGTACCTATTGTCACGTTACAAGAACCCTGTAATAACGCTGATACTTTCTCATAAACCACAATTTATGTTTGATTTCATCAATTATTTCATTCGCGTCAGCATTAGGATGCTTATCGATATTAAATGTTATACGGCTAATTTCATCATGCAGTTCCCATACGCGAGAGCCCACATAAGCCCTGTGCTTCGCCTTCCTTTTATTAAAAAGCAAAGCAACAGGTGAGGGTGTAAAGTTAATCTTCATTTACTTCAATATTACTTAAATTTAATTTAGCATTCTTTTCCTCGTCAGCACGAGAGTCTGCACAAGCATAATCCCATACCTCACGGCATATGTCTTCGGCTGTACCGCCATTGTGTAATTCCTCGGCAAACCAAGTGTATACAACTACGTCGTTACCGCCTCTTATATCCTCTTCTAACTCGTCCCATAAATCAGTAGCATCATTAGTCATGTTACCGATATAAGTACACTTAGAAGTGTCTCTCGTAGTATAATGTAAGAGAGTACCATCCATTGTTTCTTCAGATATATATATACACCAGTTTTTATATTTACCATTGTATATATCATCTTCAACAATAACCTCTGCGCCAAAGTATTCCTTTACCGCCTTCACATGGTCTTCCGGTTGAGGAAGCTTGTGGATTGGATAATCGTGTTTAGTATAACTCATAACTCTATTTCAGCTTTAAGTGCATCAGTCTCGTTAATGTAACTTAATACATACTTAGCGCAATGGTTCTTTTGGAACAAATCGAGCTCGTCAAACTTCTTATCGAAGTGTTTTTCAGCTACTATATTAAGTAGCGCATCTGTAAGCGTAGTGCTTAAATTTTTATCTTTTTTCATATATAAACTTATTTGCCTATTATATCATTTGGCATTCGTGTCAGGTCCGTTAGCAGTCTATTGTCATGCGACGTTAGGCGCGTGGTCTACCACCTTGTCCTAAATAGTGAAGTGATATACGAGCAGGAATTACAACAGTGACATTGCAAGCAGTACAACATCTCCCCGTCATTACGAGAGGGTCGGGGTTATGTCCTTCCCCATCATATTGTCCGCCACAAAGGCAACATGTTTTATTTTCCATACTTATCTCTTAAATAATGTTCGTATATAGTTTTGCTAATCTGTACTAGTGAAGTGTAGATTACTGCACGAATATACTTATTTTGGTGGAATTTATCAAGTAAATCTCGTTTTTCGTTAATAAGTGTAGTTTCGTCTTGATGTATTTGTGTATGAATAAAATCTACTAATTCATATATAGTCATAGAATAACCAGCACGCTCTTCTCTAAAATATTCATCTTTAAAGAAACGAGCGGTTATGTTATCTATTTCATCTAATTCGTCACGCGAAAACCCAAAGTCTTCTGCTTTCATATATTGTCATTCGTATTATCAAGTCTTGGCACCAACCTATTATAAGTTAATCCTTCATTATCTGTACCAACATTATGTTCTACAGTATAGTTGTTTTTTAAAAATTTACTATAGCTGTCATAAGTTTCATTCCATAAATCTTCACCTAACTCCTCTTTAAACTCTAATATATACTTATTGGTTTTAGTTAACCCTCCATAACAATAACACGACTCCATCATGCTTTTAAAAGAACTGATGGGGTCACTTGCATAAAAATCTACTAAATCTTTATTTTCCATTATATTACTTTTAGTGTTTGCTTTGTGTAGCTGTATTTATTTTTTATATTCCTGTTATAAAACTTTCCTATCGAGTAGCTATTACGCAACCGTTGAAACGTACGCACATGCACTTTCCAATATGAATACATAGTACCATTTTGAAACAATACTAGTAGTATTCTTTTCTCTCGGTCATACGAGATTTGTTTTATTGCTTTACTATCTATTAGTAAAACTTCTTTACTTACTTTTCTCATAGTTGCGACGGGCGGACTCGAACCGCCGACCTCTGGGTTATGAGCCCAGCAAGATACCACTTCTCCACGTCGCTATATTGTTAGAGTAACAGGGCGAATCAGGCATTACCTTTTTATATCGCCGTTCTGCTTCACGCCGCCTACCAGTTACTCATCATAAACAACAACCTAATTAACAATTATAATATCATTCGTCTTCCGTGTCGGGTTCGTTTGCGTAATGACTGACCTTAAACTTAAAGGCTAAGTCGTCAGCAATTGAGTGTATAGCACTTTCAACCGCGCTCGTTACTATGTCGTTTATTCTACCGTCAATCCCTCCTTCGGGATGCCACCATTGTGCTTCATAATTTTCAAGTGAGTCAACAACCTTTGCCATTGCCTCTTTTATATCCATTTCTATTAAATCTCTATCCATCACTCGTTAGATTTAATTCATTCTTTATTTGTCCTTCTATATCACTTTCATACAATGCGCCTTCTAAAGCCCATATAGCCGCCTGCATTTCACTATTAGCTCTTATGCCATGCATTGGGTCATCTGCCCATATATCATAGTTAAGTTTCTTTAAAATTTCTTTACAGTCATATGAATATATACATGCATTCTCTATATAAGCATTTATGTGGTCACCAATATGCCATTCTTCAAACTGATAATCATCACTCATCAGTTCCCATTTTATATCGGTAACTACTGTATCAATACAGTCTTTTCTATAATCGTGAGCGGTTTGTTCTGCTTCAGTAAGCCACTCATACTTTTTTGTTTTTTCCATATTATTAATATCATTACTGACTCGTGTCAGCTTTGTTGTTTAAATATTCCTTTACTTTCATTATCCCAAACTCAGTTAGGTAATGCTTTAATACCTCTTCTTTTTCCTCATCTGTAAGTGAGTGAAATCCAAACTCAGCAAACATCTCGTCACTGAGTCTGTTTAATTCTGCTAAATTTTTATACTTGCTCATATTCTTTTATTACAGGTATGTCATAATAATTTGCTACATAATTTATATGTCTTTGAGTCGTTACCGACCACCAACCGTGTTGATGTAATTCGTATTGCAACTTATCACTGTTATAAACTAAAGTTGCTACGTGTGTACTATAAGACCAAATTGCATCTCCAACCTGTCTTAAATTCTTTTTATGTCTATCAAATGTTTTCACTGTTTAGTATTTTATTTATAGCTTTTATTGAATTATATATGTGATTATCTAGGTATTCCTTATCGTACCCGCTATGAAGTGCTTCCTCATAGTGCTTAGTCTCGTCGTCGATTAGATAGTCCACCAGTTTTTCAGCGTGGAATGCTAAGTCCTCTATCTCTTTTCTGTCGTATGTTCTCATATTAATGAATTATTGGTAGTTCATCATGGACCATAAACTCACAGTCTTTTATACGGTGACCCGCATTTTCTATTGCTTTTGTAAGTTCTTCGGTTTTCATTTCCCAAGTATTTATAGGATATGTCATAACTTCGCCACTACTAAAGTCTAATACTGTTACGTATTTTTCAAATTCGCCTCTTTGTGTTATCATAATTATTCATTTTATATTTATATCAATATATTATCGTATCGGGTTCGGTCTGTTCCTCGCCACAGTTTGGACATATTTCTCCACATATATCATCACTCACAATTGATGTTAGTGTATGATGTCCACAATTCCAACACTCGCCGGATATTTTATTTTGATACCATTCCATATTTAGTAATTTAAAATTCTATCAATACATTCTACAGTTTGGTTTCTTAACCATTCTTGTCCAGTTTCATCTAGGTCATCAAACCCATCTACATCCCATAAATGACTTGCCATATCATTTAAGAGTATAGTAATAGACTTTTCTACACGTCTATTTACATTTATAGTCTCTTGGGCAGTTACATACCCTCTTGTTATTACCTTTTTCATTTTATTATTATTTTAAGTTCACATATTATATCATTGGTAATTCGTGTTTACCCCGTTGTAAAGTGGGTGAAATGTTTATGTGTAGAAAATTAGTTTAGTGGTATTACTCGATTCTTCTCTTTGTGTGAAGAAACGTAAAAAATGTGACATTAGGTAGTATAATATAATTAATAACACCCTACTGTCGCGCTTTTTCTTATTATATCAGTACAGTTTAGTGTCAGGTCCGGGCTTCCGCGTAGGTTTACGGAATAGAACAGTGCAGTACGGAGCGGGCACGTGCTATACATGCTATACACGCCTGCCCTTTCCCTGCGCTAGGTACTCGGGTTATCAGGCGCTAACTAACATGAACTTATATATATGCTTTCATTTCTCTTACAAACTTCGGTAGGTTGAAGCTCTGCGTATATATTTTTCTTTTCTTAAAGCATGGCATGCTGTCAAATCTTTCTTGATGTGCATGGTACACTTTATCGTGGTCGTAGTCACATACTTTACCATCGTAATTTGTATACTTGATGATTAAGCCTTGACCTACTAACTTTTTTCTTATTACAAACCTGTTAGATACTATGCTTCTCTTAGGTTCTTTTTTACTATTTACTTTTTTTACTTTTGTCATTATATTATTATTTAAAGTTCACATATAATATCATAATAGTACCGTGTTACGTCCGTACTCGGCGGTATGCGGGGCGGGCACGGGCGGTGGGCGATATAATATGCGTACAGGGCGGTGTGCACGGCGTACGGCAAAAGGCAAACGATTTGCGGGGAAAGCACGGAAAAGGGGCCCCGTGGGGGTAAAAAAAGGCGTTTTGTATTTCGTACCGCACTCGTATAACGTAGCGTAACACAAAGACTCAACGTATCTAATCAGATTTTTTTACTATATTGAAGTATGAAAAAGATTAGGTATGTGAAATACAGAAATCAATACCTAACAGAAGAAGAGATCTTTACGTGGGTCGGAGAGAGACAGCAAGAGCTGCTGGACCTATCGCCGAAAGCGAAGATGTACTTTGAAGATTGTCTTGGGCAATTTGTTAGGATTGATGGAAAACACTATACCGTGACATTAGGTAGTAAGGAAATATTTAATAAGTAGCTATTGTCGCGTAATATATAAAGCATGAGTTATAAACAGTATAAACATCTTATTCAAACTAATTTTATGGGGATAAGAGATAAAGTAAAAAATTATGGCAAAGCAAAAGTTAAGCCCTCTCGCGGCAAAAAGAAAAGCGATTAGAGATAAGAAGTACGCTATGACGACGGACCGCAAGATGAAGAAAGCGGAAAACCAAAGAAAAAGACGCGCTGCGCTGAAAAGAGGTGTAAACTTAAAAGGAAAAGATTATGACCACACAAGAGGTAGATTTGTATCTGTAAAAGTAAACAGAGGAAATGGTGGGCGTGGTACTAAAAAAGCATAAAAGCGCGTAATTATAAAAGCATAGGAAAAACCTAAATACCAAAAACGATGACGTTTTATTATAAAACCTATTCCTTCTCACAAGGTGGGCAGGGAATACCCGAAGAAACCAGGAAGCTTTGGGAGCTTATAGCTGACAAAAAGAACTGGAGAATAGTCCAATTACCAAACGGATATTACCAAGCAGAATATAACAAAGATGATGCTTGGATCGATGTAACCAGACGAGAAACGCTGGATGCCTGTGAAACCGCAATAGACAAGAGCATTGAACATTATAAGAAGAAGCTCGAGTTTGCCGACGGACCAAAAGTAATAAAGACATTCAAATAATCACTTCTTATCAATTAAATTAAATTAAATGGAATTCAATAACCCAAGTGAGATAGTAAAGGATTTGACCTTTGGCGATCATGCCAGAGATAGAATCATGCAAGGTGTAGAAAAATTATCCAAAGCGGTAGCTTCTACACTTGGTGCTTCAGGAAAGTGTGTAATATACGAAGATTCTATGGGTAACCCAATAATAACAAAAGATGGTGTTACAGTTGCAGAATCAGTAATATTAATTAACCCGGTGGAAAATTTGGGGGCAACACTAATAAAAGAAGCAGCTAAAAAAACAGTCAGAGAAGCGGGAGACGGCACCACCACCGCAACCGTCCTCGCACACTCTCTGCTCCAGGAAATGAACCAAGCCAAAGGATATACCGTGAGAGAAATCAAAGATGCTACAAACATTGTCCTGGAAAAAATATTAAAACAGCTAGATAAAAATAGCATACAAATAAAGGATGACATGCTAGAAGATGTCGCCTCCATATCTTGTAACAATGACGTTGAGCTCGGCTTGATTATAGCTGACGCTTATAAATCCGTCGGAGCCAACGGAGTTGTTTTAATGGAGGAATCAGACACGGAAGAAACATTCAGCGAAATAGTAGACGGGGTGCAATTCGATTGTGGCATAAAATCTCAGCATCTGGTAACGGACACTGAAAAGAATAAAGCTATACTCGAGAACCCCTACGTCCTTATTGTTGCTTCGCAAATACCTAGTATTAGAAAAATACAGAATGTACTTGAACATGTTATTAGAGAAAAGCGCAGTCTTTTAATTGTAGCCGGTATGGATCAGCAACCAATGGCTGCACTGTTAATGAACAAAGTAAAAGGAAACATTAAAGTAAACATTATTGATACACCTGGTTTTGGGGCTACCAAAATGGATACAATGCAAGATTTAGCCACAATAACCGGAGCGAAAGTTATCAATGAAGAATTGGGAGATGATTTAGATTTAATCAATCCTGATGTTTTAGGTCAAGCAGAAAAAGCAGTAACCGATGCAACCTCAACGGTAATTACTATAAATAAAATGCCGGATGAAGCAAAAGAAAGAATAGACCTAGTAAATAAAAAAATTAAAACGGAAAAAAATCCGTTTATAAAATCTAAACTCGAACAAAGACTAGCCATGTTATCTGGTGCTGTAGCGATACTAAAAGTTGGCGCAAATAGTAAAATTGAGTTAAAAGAAAAGAAAGATAGAGTTGAAGATGCTATCTATGCAGTTAAAGCTGCAATTAAAGAAGGTATAGTTCCAGGCGGTGGAGTTGCTTTATTAGATGCAAGTCAAAAAGTAAAAATTGATAATGATGCTGAACTAATACTATTAAAAGCAGTTGAAGCACCTTATAGCACAATATTAAAAAATGCCGGAATAGATCATAATACAATAAATCCTATAGACTTTAATGACACACGTAAAAAAGGACACGGTGTTAATGTTATAACAGGAAAAGAAGTAAATATGATAAAAGCTGGTATTATAGATCCGGTAATGGTGACTAAGAAAGCATTGGTAAATGCAGTTAGTGTGGCTACAACAATTATATCTGCTGATTGTATAATTTCAAATATTAGAGATTATGAAGGCAATCAATAACTTTATTATAATAGAACCTATTAAAGAAGAACCTAAAAAAGAAGAAGGTTTACTTATAATGGATCAACACGTAGATGACGTTAGGTACTTAAAAGCTAAAATTATATCTGTAGGCAATATGACGGAAGGAGTTAAAATTAATGATATAATTTATTACGATAGAAGAGCCGGTCACGGAATAGAATACGACAATAACTTATACCAAGTTATAAGACAACAAGATGTTGTATTAGTCGGTTAATACCAAAGCCATACACCAAATACTAAAAACTAAAAACGGTTACTGAAAATTAACCAAATAATTTTGTTTAACTTTTAAATTAATACATCATGGCTTTAAATAACCAAGAACACTTTTTAGTATTCATTGATGCGGCTGATGACGCAGGGATGTTTCCAGTAAGCAAGCTTCAGTCTGTAACTTGTGCAGGTGATGCAACAGTGCTTGTAAAGTTTGCTCCAGGAAGTTTAGGTGATGGTCAAGCTGCTTCTGTAGATGTTGTAACATTAACTGTTACTGCTGATACTGAAAAAACAGTAATGATCGCGATTGCTGATGCAATCAACCAAGCTACTAAGTATCCTAAGAATACTTTAAATTATACAGTAATAGCTGACGACGTAAACAGCATTTATGCAAATTCAAACATAACTGCATGTGCAATTGCGCTTGACGCTTAATAATAAATAAGACCACAGACGGGCTCACGAGCTGGGCCTGTAGGTCTTTTTTTTATATGAAGCTAACACCTAATGATTTACGAGAATTAAATATATTAAAATACTATAGGTTAGTTAGAAAATGGGCGTGTAAAACATATGATTTAAATGACGCCGATTTAGAATTATTAATATATTTAGATTGCAAAATTCGATTTACGCGTAATGATTTTATTAATGGCGTTTACACAATGTCTTGGGATAAAGACAGATGGGAACGGTTAAGAAGAAACGGGTGGATTGATGTATGGAGACAACGCGCTGGTTCTCAGCAAAAGTACGCCATATACACTACTTCATTTAAATGTAAACAATTAATTACCAGAATATATAAAGTATTATTAGGTGAAGATGATCTTCCCACAGGTAGTAAAAGTATATTCTACAAAAATAAATCATATCGAGACAAAGTATATAATAAGTCTATAGACGATATGATAAAAGATAATAACAGATAATTTTTAATATTATGCCAAAGAATTATAAAACAGGTAAAAAGAAAGCTTATAAACCTTTAAAGAAAAAGAAAAAGAAAATGAGCTATGGCAAGTAAAAATGCTCCTTCAAGAAAAAAATCACTCGGATATTACGCTAAAGTCAAAAAAGGTAAAGGCAAAGGTAAAAAGGCCGGAGGTGGTATGACCGCTAAGGGTGTAGCTAAATATAGACGCGATAACCCAGGAAGTAAATTAAAAACCGCTGTAACAACTCCTCCTTCTAAGTTAAAGAAGGGAAGTAAAGCTTGGAAGCGTAGAAAAGCATTTTGTGCTAGATCACGTAGCTGGACTTCAGAAAGAGGTAAAGCAGCAAGAAGAAAGTGGAATTGTTAATTTTAATATTATGGATAAAAAGAAAGAAAATATGGATTTAGACGGTTCTCAAGTTTTGTCACCAAAACAAAAAAGAATTGCCGCTATGGCTCCTCCATTTAATCAAATTACCGGAGCAGATTTTAAAATGTTAAGAAACAAAAAAAATAATTAAGAGATGGCAGACCTAGACCTAGATGAAATTAAAAAGAAAAAATTCAATATTAGTATTGAAAACTTAATTACTATTGGAATGGTAGTAGTTACAGTTGTAGGTATGTGGTATTCGTTGCAAGCAGATATACAGTTAGCAAAAGAATTACCAGAACCCCCAGTAAGCAGAACCGAGTATGATTTAAAAGATCAATTAATTCGAGAAAATATAATAAATACAAATAAAAAAGTAGAAGAGATAGATGAGACGGTAAAGAAGATTGACGAAAAACTTTTTGAAATAATTAAAAATTAAGAACATGAAAAAATTTATTTTAATTTTATCTTTATTGTTTTCATTTAGCGCATTTGCGCAAGATTTAACCCTTGTACATTTTAATTATAAATGGAATGAAAGAAACGCGTATAAGGGGCTTGAAAGATTAAGAAACGTAAAAGTTCAATATGCATTTGTAGAAGATCAATCAGAATCAATACAAAGCTCTATTACCTCCGTTCCAACCATTGTGATATATATGAACGGAAGGCCAAAAGCTCGTTTTGAAGCGGGTCTTCAAATGAAAATAACAACAGACATAGTAGACTTGCAAGATTTAATTAATGAACTAAAAGATCAATAAAATGGCAAAAAAAGATGCATGTTACCATAAAGTAAAGGCTAGATATAGGGTATTTCCATCCGCGTATGCAAGCGGCGCATTAGCTAAATGTAGAAAAGTCGGTGCGTCTAATTGGGGCAATAAATCAAAAAAGAAATGAAAGGAGTACCACACTTTAAAAAAGACGGCACAATAGTTCGTGGCCAAACTCATAAAGATTCAAAAGGAAGACTAATGAGTGGAAAAACGCATACTAAAAAAAGCGTATATGTATATCATATAAATGAACTACCTAAAAGATCATTAAAAAAAGCTTATAAACAAGCTGGATTATTAAAATAATGGCTGTACGTAAAACAAAAAAAGGATTAGCTCTTAAACGTTGGTTTAAAGAAAAATGGATTGATGTTCGTACTGGTAAACCTTGCGGAAGAACTAAAGGCGAAAAAAGAGGTGTTCCATATTGTAGACCTAGTAAGCGTATTTCAAGTAAAACCGTTAAAACAGCATCTGAAATGTCAGCGTCTGAAAAAAGAAAAAAGATAGCTGAAAAGAAAAGATTAGGGCAGCCAGCGGGTAAACCAAGAAGAGTAAAGCCTACTAAAAGAAAATGAAAAAGCTTTTGAAAATTTTTGAAAAAATAGAAAATTTTTTGTACGAAAACTTTTATCCAAATTTAATTAAACATACAAAGAAAAAATGAAAAAATCAAGAGGCTTAGGTGACACAATAGAAAAGGTTACTACAAAAACAGGCATAAAAACAATGACAGATATAATCTCTAAAGGATTAAATGTGCCATGCGGATGTGAGGGAAGACGCGATGCCTTAAATAAAATATTCCCATATAAAAAGTAAATTTATGAATTTAATATTAATAGTTATAGCAGCAATAGTTGTTGGAGGTGCTTTAATAGCATTTTCAATTTGGTTAACTAAAAAAGGAGTTACTAAAGATGAAAACGACAACTACATACCAGATGTTCTTGAAGACAAAGTAAAGAATGTAAAAACTAAAGTCAAAGAAGTCAAGAACATAGTTAAAAAGAAGTAACCATGTCTAAAGGCAAGAAAAAACTTAAAGATACCGCCGTAGGTAAATTTTTACTTGGGGCGGGTTCTGGTATATTAGGCGGGTTAGGCGATATATTACCTGATAATGGAGTAATGGGTGTGGTTAAAAACCTTATTAAAAAGGATCCAGCATTACCTCCAGAAGACAAAGAAAAAGCATTAGCACTTTTACACCAAGATACAGTAGAAATGCAAGAGGTATCAAAAAGATGGGCAGCGGATATGCAATCAGATTCGTGGCTTTCAAAAAATACACGTCCTCTTACATTAGTATTTCTAACTATTTCTATGGTGTTATTAATATTTATAGACAGTACCGGAATAGATTTTGATGTAGATAGTGGTTGGGTAGATTTATTAAAATCATTACTTATTACCGTTTATGTAGCATATTTCGGTTCTCGTGGTGCAGAGAAGTTTAAAAACATACAAAAAAATTAACAAATGGCAAAAATAGATTCGTATTCATTAGAC